CCACCAGTCCCTTTCCCTTTACGCCAGCGATTATCTACTTCCCTCCAAAAAGCCTTGATAAATGACTCTATCTCAGCGGTATCCAGATTCTCATCTTCAGAGATTACCTCCACCTGTTCCTGAGCATCTTGTAGATAGCTTTTAACAGTAGTAACAAACACGAGCAAATCATTTAGAGGCACAAAAAGGGAATTAGGTATCTTCTTAGGTTTATCAGCCGTATCATAAAGTATCCGGTCAATGACATTGATTAGCTTAATATCATCATCCTGTCGGTCAGTCAGCGCTTTTTCCTCTAGTTCCTTGTCCTTCATTGCTTGAAGGTAATCTATCTCAGGCATCTATCCAATCCATCCCATTCCATATTTTCCCTGCCTTCTCCTTCATCACAAAGGCAAGCCAGAGTTGCTCCATTGAAGCACAGTATCTTGTATCATTAAACCGCACAATCTCCCTGAGCATAAAAGCGTTCTGAGCTTCAGGTGTAGTGGCTTCAAAAAACGGCTCTCTGTTAGATTGGTATTCCCTATACATCTCCTGCAACTGGTCTTGGCGGGGAAGCCAGATATACCCAGACCAACTAAAATAAACGGGGACTTCTTTAATGTGGAAAATCTGTACCTTCCCATTATGGAAAACAACGTCACCATCTTGGGGGATATAATTGTCTTGTATCTCCTCCGCCTTCTCACACATCTTATAGAGTTCAGTTGTGTCCATGTTATCTCCCTCTCTCCTTTATCGCCGCGGCGCATTCGTTGCAGCAATACACGGCGTAAGTCTTCCGGTCCTGGTGAATGACGGCAATGCCGGCCGTCTTCTTGTCAATGATAGTCTTCAGGCAGAACGGGCAAGGGCGCGCCTTGTGTCCTACGTCAGCCTTGAGCTGTGCCGCAATGGCCTTATTCATCCACTGGCCGATGTTGAGGCGCTGGCGCTTGGCGTAGACCTTGACGGCCCGGTAAAGTGTCGGGTTGAGGTTGCGAATCAGGGTACGCTGGTCGAGTTTAGTCATGGTTAGACTCCTTTTCATCGGGGATAAAGACGAAAAACCCCCTAACATTGCCCAACAAGGGGAAACCGATATTTGCTATATCATCTTCGTTTATATAGCAAGGGTGTTCTTCCCTCAACGCCTTCAGCATCGCATCTGCGCCAGCTTCAACAAGTTTCCTCTCTTTTTCCTCGGTAGTCTCAGTAGTTAATTCCTGATAGACACCAATTACAATAGATTCTGCGTCCCAATCTTTAGACCTCCACTTACTCATTTACTTTTTTCTCCTTTCCCAGCATCTCTTCTTTGTAGCAGGTGTAGAAACTCATGTCCGGCTGTTTCTGTGGGCAGTGGTGCTCCTCGTGTAGTTGTTCTCGCCAGGCGACAATGTCGGCGCCACAGGTCGGGCACTCAAGCCCCAGCAGGATCCTGGTATGCCGGCTCCAAGTCCGCATTGTCGTCTCGTGTCGCTTCTCCAGCAGGACAATTTTTCCTGCGTACTCCGCGACTTTGGAGCGCAGGGCTTCGAGTTCGGTCTGTGTCTCAGGCGGTACTCGTTTCCAGAATTTCAGTTTCATTTTATCTCCCCTTTCTCAGCCTTGCCAACGCTCTGGTCAAGTCCATACTGGCACGTTTACAGGCGGCAGACTTTACGCTATATTGCGGTGCGTGATACCACGTCTGTTCAGGGTATTTCTTGAAAGACTGCTCAAGCTCTTTTGCCTTTTCTAAAAACCTTTTTGCCTCAGCTATGGCAGTCTGTAATCCTTCGTATGTCATAGTTCTCCTTTCAGAATTCCGAATCGGGATTAGTGTAAACATATCCTTTGCGTCTGAAACAGTTAAGAACCTTGATTGGTTTTTGTTTCCATGGCGGCACTTGGTTGATGCCTACTTCCTTCCGCAGAACCAACTTAGCTTCGTCTAGATTCCAGCATTCTTTGACGCCATATGGATTGTTGCCATTATAGAAGTCCTCTTCACAAGTAGAGCAATGCTTTAGCTTCTTTTCCTTACTTAACTTTGGCATTTCTTGGCTCCTTTCAGTTCCTTGTGATTTTCCCTTAACTTGTCCAGGTGGGCCCGGGCGATAGCGCATTCCGCTAGTGCCTCGTTGCATTTCTTGAGTGACAGCCAGGACTGCACCTGCGCCACTTTGCAGTATTTGACCATTTCTTTCATCAGGATGTCCATGGGCTCTATCATTTCTTTAGTTCTCCGATGGTGACATTCGGGAATGCCCGGGCGATGCTTCTCAGGTACATAAAGACCTGACGGGACCTTCCTGAGAGACGGATAACTGGCTTCATTTGTTCATTCCCTCCTATACCGACTCTGCGTGGTTCAGATGCGCAGCCCCTGTGACTTTAATGCAATATTTCCAGGATTTGGTGAGTGCGAACACGCTGTTTTCCCGTGATTAGATCAGCAATCTGAGCTAATTTGGTTGCAGCATATTTATATTCGGCGTCCATTTGCGCCCGCGCCTCCGCCATACTGATAGGCACAGCGAATAGAACACTCTCGGGATCGCCCTGCCGGACCTTCGTTTGCCCAATTCTAATTGCGTTGTCAGGTACGGTCTCCGTACCCCAGAATGAACAGGCAACCCGATACCCAAATGGGCATTGCTCCTGTGCTCGTTTTACGGAATCAAACGGGCTGACCATAAAATCGTTCACGTACGGTAATCCCAGTTTCTGTAGTTGCTCCGGGTTGGAAAATTTGGGGAAGTCCTGCCATTTCATTTTGTATCTCCGACTGGGAACATCACGGCTCTCGCTCGCTGTCTCTCCCAGCCTATAGCGGTTGCCTCTCCGCATATTTGCTCTTATGCAAGGGGCTTCCGCAATCGGGGCAATTTAATCGTTTCATTTTCTTAGCCTCTTCAGTCCCGACTATCTATCGGGAGACGCCCTATGCGGGCGTTTCGGCTTACTGCGGCTCTGGTACAACCGCATATTCCGTGTTTCCGTAATGATAATTAACTGTGATTTTTGTAGCACCGATATTGAAGAAGGCCTTGAGTGTATCATCAAGCTGATCATCACTCGTGATTCTCTGTGTCAAGGGAGTTCCATCTTTTCGGCTTTGAATTACTGAGATTGTTTTCATTTTCTTTTCCTCCCCTTTTTATTTCCCTATTTACCGCTATTATGAGTTGAGGTCAGCCAGGGTATAGGTGCCGTCCTTGATTTTGCGCTCTGTTTCCTTCTTGGTCTCGCCCAGGAAGATATTGCGATACTTGCCCGTAGTTTTGGAGTAGTCCCATTTGTCTTTATCAAGATAAATCTCACCATCCACCCGCTTGGCAATCACTGAGTTATAAGACTGGAATACCTCAATATTCTGTGATGTGTTCTCCTGGAAATCGCTAATAATAAATTGGTTTGGTATCGCTCTCCCCTCACTTCCCCACCTATTACTGGTCATGTTCTGGACTTTCATTTTGTCCTTTCCTTTTTGACCGCTCAACCTGCCACTTGTTTGGTCAGGATTTACGAGCTATGATGTTTTTGATTTCACCCACTATCATAAACTGTTTATCTCAATCTGTCAACCATTTTAGCGGGCATATCTGAGGCTAGAAAAATAAATATTGAGGCTAAAACGTCAGCCACATATTTGAGGCTAACAGACAGATTACATAACAAAGATAAAGTTCCGCAGTCCACGCTCAAAATGCGGGAATCTATTGACAAGCTCACGATTGTATGCTATTGTCAACGGCGAAAGGTGGACTTGTCCCTGAGAGGGTAGGCCACCTTCTTTTTATTCCCTTCTCCTTTCTAAGTGGCCGGGGTCTCGCCAGCTCCGGCCGCGCCTAATTAGATTGGTGTCCCGTCAGGGTGGAATAGCGGCTTGCCGACTCCGGCCCCGTAGGGCGTGGCAGCCTGAGGGATTTTCCGCGGCGGCTTGTTCTGGTACTTCCCGGCGCGGTCCAGCCAGTTACGAAGGGCGCGCTTGGGGTCTTTGAGCTTGCGGGTTTTCCAGTAATCGCGGAAGAGCACAAGTTCTTTATCTAGGTTGAGATGGGGATAAAACGGGCGTAGCTCTTCGGTGAAGTCTAGAAAGTCGGGGGATGTCAATTTGGAACTAGCGTTGACATCCTTTTTGACAGTACGTCTTTGCTCTGCGGACTTCTTGCCGGCCAGGCTAGCCTTTTCGCGGATGTCATCGAGGACGGACATATCCCTGAGAAGTCTATCACTACAAAAGCGGTCGCTGGCTTTCTTGAATAAACCAAAGCGTAGACAATCATCAATGAACGCCTTGACTTCCTCCGGCTTGCAAAGCATGTCCTCTGAAAAACCTTCAAAGGACAGGTCGCCGTAGGGTAGTGTATAGTCTGATTCGTTACGCAGAGCCTCAATTAGATACCAATACCAGCCGATTCCTTTCCAGCCGTACTTACGCCGGATTGCTTTTACCTTGATGTCCGAGGAGGCGTTAGAATCGTGCTTGAAATAATAAGATGTTTTTATCACTTCTGCGCCTCGCCACGGGCCTCGTGAAGTTGTTTCCGGAACTCAGGCATTGTTTTAGCTCCGACCGGGCGGTCCCAGTAGGCAGACCGACACTTTGGGCAGGTGACCGGCAACGCCGGTTTTCTGGGATACCACTGGTGGCCGCAACGCAAGCACTTGAATTTGTGCAGGGTTATTTCTTTCATACATTTACCTCCCTGTGTATGTGTATATCATATCCGTAAACGGTTGTCAATACCCTGTTGTTAATTGTACGTGATTACCAACGTCTGTTCAGCGTCTGTTCAACGTCTGTTCAGCGTCTGTTCAGCGTCCGTTCAACGTCTGTTCAGCGTCCGTTCAACCCGTGTTCAACTAACAGAACAGAAGTAACAGAACAGATTTATCATAACAGAATATCCCCTTTATCCCCTTACCCGCCCCGGACTGCTGGAAACAGGGAGCCGATTAAAATGAGTGGAACGCTAACCGAATCTGAGCTGGCCGAAGTGATAGGCCTCTCTGTCTATTCCCTCGTGTTTGAGGTCACAACCTACAGCCACGGCCTTGAGTCCGCCTGGTGCGCGGTCATTACCTGCGCCAGATGGACGTTGAATTAAGGGGGAAGGAACTGTGATGGAATTTAAGCCACACGGAACTGGACACACCAACGTTCAAGCTGAGTTATACCAGCAATGCAAGCAGGCTGGACTTGGTTGTTATCTTGAGTATTGCTCAATCTGGAATGGTCAAAAGGGGCGTCGCTTTGACGCAGGGATTCACGATTCTCAGAATATTTTATCCATCATCGAGGTAAAGAACTCCTATCGTAAAACAACCAATTATATTATGGCGCGCATTAAGAAGTGGCGAACATCCAAACAGAAGAAGAAATACGAGCAATTTAATGTGCCCGTGTTTGTTATTTACACCATAGAGCAAATCCCCAAGTTAATGGGAGTTCTTAAAACCATAGGGGGTAGGGGGTAAGGATTAAAGAAGGTGGTATTAAGTTATGACTAATCAATCAATTACAGCTCCACCGGCAAAACCCAGGACCACGGGCCGGATGAGCACACTAACACCGGCAGTCATCCAGGCGCTTTGCGACCTAGTGGCCAAGGGAAATTATAACGTCACGGCCTGCAATATCGTGGGAGTGTCTGAGCCTTGCTTCTACGCGTGGTTGCAACACGGACAGGAGGACATCGAGGCGGGCGTGGTTAGCATGTATTCTTATCTGTTTAAGTCAATAAAAGACGCGGAGGCTCGCGCCGAGGCTGAAATGGTCGAGCGCGTCCGGTCTGCTGCTCTGCCCGGCGAGCGTAAGCGGGTCAAGCGCACCAATGCGGACGGCGGGACTGAGGAGGAGATAACTGAGACTGGCGGCGACTGGTTGGCGGCTGCGACCTACCTTGAGCGCCGCTACCGTGAGCGCTGGGGCCGCCCGGCTCCCACCCAAGTCACCGTCAACGACAACCGCGAGGTGACCATCACCCAGGTCGAGGTGGTGTTGTCCGGTGTCCCTCAGGCCCAACAGATAGAGGCGCCGGTTGAGGGAAAGGTCATTGATGGCTGAGGTTTTGTTGCAGGCTCAGCGAAGCCCTACAATCAACAAGGGCAGGAAAGGGGTAGGAAGATACCACGCAACCCCCCAAAGACTATCACGCGTTGACCACAGCGTCCGTCAGGGGCGTTCAGTGGTCGAGCCGATACCCTGGGAGGAGGTCAGACGGCAGTACTTCACCTGTTTCCCTCGTGCCAGATAGCCTTACACGGTACCGCCTATTACATAACTGGGATTAGTGCGCTGTTAGCCTCAGAATGGTAGGCTAATTGACATAACCCCAGGACAAACCGAGCAAACTATTTCACTGGGCAGTAGGTTTGAGCGTGGACAGGGCCCGGGTCGCCCGGCCTGGTGGTTGAGGAAATTGACCGGATGCCGGCGTCACTGGTTTCATAAGACCAAGATACGCAAAGGGCGGAGAGGGGTGGTCTCGTAAATCTTAGAACCACGAAACTGTAAGAGGTGCCCAGACTTTTTTAGCATATTAAAAAGACTTTCTTTTAACCCATCAACGGCTCACATCGGCTTTAAGGATGAAAAAGTAGAGGGGAGAGAAAGAAAATGCGCAATGTAAAGGTTCTCAATCACAGGGTTGAGGAATGAGGTTTACTGTCCGAAGTGCCGGGTGAAGTGTAAGGCGCTGCCGGCGCAGTTCAGTTTCGTGATGCTGGAAAGGAAGTAAGGGAGATGTTGTACGGCTTGCTTGTAATCGCTTTGTTCGGTCTACTGGTGTGCCACTGGATTGAGGGGGAGGCGTGAAATACATAACGACTCAAACGATAACTCGAGCAGACGGGAAGCTCGTTGCCACTCCGTACTTTTTCGCTAAGAATATCTGGGGCGGGCGAATGGTTCCCCTCAAATCCATTGATGCTGGTCTGGTGCCAAAGCATCTTGGGGTAGCCTTCACCAGATACGACATGAAGGCGAAGATGATGTATCCCAAGCCATTCCATCTGCTGTTCCGCTTTTTGAACTGGCTGGATTACTGGACGACTTTGCCAGTAGGGAAGGATACTTTCAGTTGGTGACTACACCCGTCAAGGTCAAGCCGTTCCGCGAGATAACGCCGGAGGGTAAGCTGATTCTCAATCTCCACCCGGGCCAGACGAGGGCGTGGCTGTCCAAGAAGCGGTACATAGGGATGCTGGCGGGTTCTCAGGGCGGGAAGACGGTGTTCGGGCCGCACTGGCTGGACAGGGAAATCAGGACCTGCGGACCTGGTGACTACCTGATTGGCACCTCCACTTTCCCGCTGCTCGACCGGAAGCTCTTGCCTGAGTTCCTGTATGTCTTCGTAGACCTGTTCCACTACGGGACGTACAACGACAACAAGAAGATTTTTACCTTCTTCACCAAGAAGACGGTTCGGAAAAAGACAGACCGCATACTGTTTCCTGACTCCGATGTAGAGTCAAAGGTGTTCATCGGCTCGGCGCAGAATCCTGAGTCGATGGAGTCGGCCACGGTAAAAGCTATCTGGCTGGACGAACCAGGACAAAAGCAGTTCAAGCGGGAGACGTGGGAAGCGGTCGAGAGACGCGGCTTAATTAACAAGGCGCGCATCCTGATGACGACCACACTCTACTGCCTGGGATGGCTCAAGACCGAGATTTACGACCGCGGCATCAAGGGCGACCATGACATTGACATAATCCAGTTCGACTCGATTGAAAACCCGGCCTTCCCGATTGACGAATACCAGCGCATGAAGCGGACGATGCCCGACTGGAAGTTCCAGATGTTCCACCGGGGGCGCTTCTCGAAACCTGCTGGACTGATTTATGACGCGCTGACCGAAAACGACATCATCGAGCCGTTTGAAATCCCCAAAGACTGGCCGAGATACGTGGGACACGACTTTGGGCCCTCGAACACCGTAGCCCTGTGGAAAGCCTATGACGTGGCGACAGGAACGTTCTACACCTACCGCGATTACGCCGCTGGCAATCTGTCTACCTTCGAGACGGTCACGAACTGGATCGAACTTTCAAAGGGTGAACGGATAGCCAGTAGGATTGGCGGGTCGCCCACTGAGGACGGCTGGCGGGGTGACTTCTCTCAGGCGGGCTGGCGGATAGATAAACCGCTTGACGGCAATGTGGAGTCGGGTATCAATCGGGTCTACGGCTTTGAGAAACTGCACAAGCACAAGGTCTTCCGAACCTGCCAGAACTACTTGTCTGAGAAACAGTCTTACAGCCGGGAACTTGACGATAACTACAACGTGACCGACAGGATCGAGGACAAGTCCATCTTTCACTTCATGGATGCCGAGCGGTATATGATGACGCAGTTCAGGCAGGCGATTGTTTCACCCGCGGATGGCGAAAGGGCGCCAGTGGGCAGGAGAGTCTAACTATGACGAAAATTCGTGATTTGAAAGGCAGTAAAGCCATTCCGCAGTCCACTTCGCTATCGGCGCAGATGCCTGTTGAACTTGCTGTTAGAGCCACTGATGACGAGACGATGCAGTGGATTACGGGTGTCAATGCGGACTGGGGCAAACACATATTCCCCAGAATGGACGAGGATGAGAGATTATGGACTCTCGACCCGTTTGTTCTCCGGGACGCAAAGGACAAAGAGCTCGAGGATGTCCAGCACGTTACCCTTAACGACCCCAGGGTTTTCGGAGAGCGGGTTCTGGCTGTCCTGAATGAGTCCGAAGAGCTTATTGAAATCAACGGGCAGAGAGACGGCAAAGAACTGGACGGGCACCAGACGGGCATAATCGAGGACTGGTGGCGCGACCTAACCTATCTCGCCAACGAGCAACTCAACTCCGTTCTAATGCCCGATATGGACTTCTACTTCTGGGAGCAAATCTGTATCAGGGGAAGGGTAGGAGTGAGGCTCCTTCTTTCACAGGATGAACAGGGTTTTGAAGTCGATGCTCTGCCGATTGATATGCGGAAGTGCGTCTACGCTGTCGGGCGGCGCGGTTTATCCAAGGTAGCCTTCTGGGACGACCTAGACCGCGATGCCTGCCGCGAGGAATATCCAGGATACAAACCAGAGTCAGGACTGCCGATAATCAGGCGCTGGGACTACTGGGATAATGTCGAAGAGGTGATTTTCCTTGACGGCAAGTTCTACGAGGCTATTCCGAACAAGTTAAAACACCCGCCATTTGTCATACAACTCTGCCAGGTGGGAACTTTCCTGGACACGTCACCGCGCTCCCTGCGCATGAGGGGCGACTCAATATTCAGCGCCAACCGAGAATTGTATCCCCACATGAATAAGATTGCTTCAATCCTACAGACGATGAACATGTTGTCTCTGGCGCCTCCGCAGGTCTTGAAAAGCGTATCCGGTAAGAAACTACCTGATGAACCGATTTACCGTCTCGGTCGCATATTGGCGCTTGAAAACTCAGAGGGTCTCCAGAAGATAGACGGACCTGACCTGCTGGGCGCCGGCCGCTTCTTTATGGCTACCTTGACGGGTTCTCTGCAAAGAGGTTCAATCAGCAATATCGACTGGGGCAATCTCCAATTTCAGCTTTCCCAGGTGGCGATTGCTACCCTGGCGGGCGCTTCGAGACAGGTCTTCACGCCCAGACTCAAGACTATGGAACGGTTCAAGAGGCTGATGGCGAAAGAAGCCATCTGGCAATTCAGGTATTTTGGTCTGGAGGCCGACATCGGCAGGGTGGGCAAGAAGCGGACTTACACCACCGATGACCTCGCTGGCGATTACACTATGGACTTCGAGTATCTGGCGACTCTTCCCGAGCAGGTTGCGGCTAACTACGGTCTCGCTCAGATGGCAAAGGCGGGCAACTGGATGGACGACAGGAGCATCCGCAAGTCAATCCTAAAGTATCGGGACTACGATGATGTCAGCGAGAAAGTCCTGGTTCAGGATGCCCAGAAAATCAGTAGGGCTTTAAGCCTTTTCGTTCAAGCGAAAGCCCTCGATAAGCAGGGGCGGATAGACGAAGCTAAATTGCTTTTGATTGAAGTCGGGCAGGCGCTGGAGGGCGAAGCGCAGAAGGAAGTATCGCGTCTGACTGGCATCGAGATACCGCAAGCCTCTCCTGAGCAAGAGACCGCGGCAATGCAGATAGGCCCAGGTTCTCCCGTTGAAGGGGCGGTCAGGACTACCCGCAAAGCCGAATCCCCTGGCGCTGGCGAAATCGAGGAGGAGACAGTCTGATGACTTTCCATAACGAGGAACTCAAGAAACTCTCTCAGAACATAATCAACCGCGCTATCCAGAAGCGGGTTATTGGAGTTGGCGTTAATCCCCTTATTCAACATATCCGTGCATCCATAACCAGAAAACCGAATGTTCCAAAGGTGTAGTGAATGGTAATTGGTTTTGACATAAGTAAATACAGAAAGCCGAAGACTCTGCTTCCGGGACAGGCTGAAGAGCAACTTCTGGAATCTGGTGTAATTCCAGAAGAGCCAGTCGGGATTGAACCTGTGACAGCGCCGGCTCCTATTTCGACCATTCTGCCGTCCGGCATTATCGAGAGAGCGCCTGTCTTCCCCAAGATGCCGACTGTCGAAGAGGCGGACGCCGCGATGAAACGCCTCTATCCTGACGTTCCTGATATGCAAATCAGCTACATGCAGGCTTACGCCGACCAGTACCCGGATGAATTTGTCGATGAGATACGGCGCCAGGGGCGGACTCCCGATACTGAGATAATCCTGAAGAGTCTTGAACTTCCCGACCTGTCGGTCGACGAAATCTTCAACGAGAAAGCGGCCGCCTTACAAAAGGGGATGATAACCGTAGACGGCGTCAGGAAACTCATTAACCTGGATGTCAATACCGGCATAGCCTACGATGATAACGGGCAGAAGGTAGCGACTTACAATCCCATCTTCAAGGATTTCGAGTCTAAACCCAGAGAAGGTTTTTTCAAGGATACCTGGGATACTGTCCAATATGCTACTCGTCAATACTGGGAATTAGGCGAAAACTTTGTCCTCGGCGCGCTGCCAACCCTAATCTACCCTGAAATAGACTCAAATTCTTACGGCGGTCTCGGCCGGTTTCTGAATGAGACCAATAAGCAGATGCGCCAAGACTTTCGATGGCGTTATTATAAGAACAAAAAGCAATACGAGGACTGGATTAAGAAAAACCCGGAGATTGTCCCCGATGTAAAGTTTCAGGAGGGCGCTTTCAAGCATCCCGAACTCCTGAAGGACCCGCGCTATTTAGCTTATGAAATGGCTAATGTTGTGCCGTTCATAGTTGCCGTTGGTGGTATTTCGCTGGCCACTGGTGGCACTGGCGGCGCCTTTTTGTTGGCGTCAACTTCCGTTATGGGAGCCGTGGAAGGGGGAGCGGTTTACGAAGAAGCAAGAAACGCCGGCGCCTCAGAAGCTGACGCGTCTTCTATTGCGCTAGTTGGAGGCACTCTGATTGGGCTTCTCGAAAGCGTTGGTCGCATCCCGCTTTTGAAACAGGCTAGCCCGCTTCTTTTCAGGAAGTTCAAACAGGAGGCTTCCAAAGAACTCGTCAAGAAAACGATGTGGGACGTAACTAAAAAGTTTGGCAGGAACTTCACAATTAGCCAGTTTGCCGAAACGGCTACGGAGGATATGCAGGAAGTCGTTGGCAATGTGGCAGTCCGCTTCTTTGACAAAAATAGGAAGTGGTACGAGAACCTGCCTGATATTACAGTAAAGACACTGGTAGCCAATTTATTGCCAGGGGCTGGCGGAGCCGCTGTTTCAGTTCGCCCGGGAATCCGGGAGGACATCAAGGCCACAGTTGATAAAGCGGTGAGAGATGAGCGCGGGTTTATCGGCGGTGAAGGCGAACCCTCTCCTGAATCCATCTTATCCGAACTCCGCCAGTACAAAGCCGACCTCGAAAAAGAACTGGCAGCCAAGTACAGCAAAGAGACGGAAAAGCAACTCCGCACTATCGAGTGGCGCATCAGGGACTTGCAGGAAAAGATGGAAAAACCTGCACCTGAAAAGGTTACACCTGTTACCGTAGAGGTTACAAAACACCCCCAGTATGCTGAATCTCTCAAAAGTTACACTGAGGAACTTAGCGGGGCTTCAGATTTGGCAGTTATACAGGCAAGAGAATCTTCATTATCCGTAAGAACGGGTATCCCTGCCGAAAAACAAAATCTCAAGGGGGCGGAGAAGGTTCTTGCGGACGCAGAAGACCCACTTTTGGGGATTGATAAGACTCGTGTCCTAGAGTCGATAGAGCGTCACAAGTCTGCAATTGCCGATGAAACTGCAAGACTCGTTGCTGCTGAAGCAGAAATAGCAAAGCGAGGGCTTAAGATTCCCAAAGCCGAACCTGGTATGCCTGAAGCGGGTGTCCAGGAGACGATGTTGCCCGGTGAAGTCTCAGCCAAAGAAGTCTTCCCCAAAGGCAAAGGCAAAGTCACTCAGATTTCAATGGATGAAGCCGCTAAGTTGAGGGCAATGGAGGAGGAAGCGAAAGCCAGATTACCAGTAACACCTGAAGAGGTCAGAGTCGAAGCCGAAGAGGGAGCCACTAAGGAATTTCAGAATCGGATGGAACTAGAAGCGCTAAAAGAGGAGCACGCCGCCGACCCCGCCAGCAAATTCGTTGATGTCGTGGCAAAGGCTGGTAGTTATAAGGGCGAAATCAGATACCTGACCAGAACTCAGTATCGCCTATTGACCGGCGCCAGATGGGTAACTCAAACGGGTGAAGTCGGCGGCAAGAAGTTCAAAAGAAAAATACTACAGGGCGGTAGCGAGCCGACTCCTGGAATGATGCAGAAAGAGGGCGGTATCTCCACTGGCAAAATCAGGTGGGAATATGCCCTTGATACGATAGCGACTGAAAACAAATACGCCGATGCCGATGCGTTCAAAGAGGCGATTGAGAAAGCCCTTGAGCGAAAGCACACCATAGATGTCCTTGAGGGCGCGGTTACTCCTGTTCCCAAACCGAGCAAGGCGGAAATTGAAAAGGCAAAAGCCAAACCTTTAGCGTTATTGCCTGAGACAAGCCTAGAAGAGCAACAGGCTAATATTACGCCTCTGGGTCTGCCTAAACTGACCATGGCGCAGGTCGATGTGCTGGTGGGCTTCTTTGGCGAGTATCTGGAAAATCCGAATACCCTGACAGCGTGGGACTTGACCAGAGAACTCAGACGGGAGAGCCGCGCGGGTAGAGCGGAAAACCTCAAGGCTAGAGCGCAGGAACTCATTGTCTCTAAAGGTCTGAACGCCGAAGAGGGAATGAAGCAGGCTATCAGAGAGTCCTTGTCTGGCGAACTGCCTGCTGTTAGCACTGGCTATTTCGAGGGGATGGTCACCGACCTGCGGGATGCACTCTTCACAAAAGTTTATCAAGTCTTGAAGGAAGAGCCTTTCGAGATGGCTTCGACCATCACGGCGTTGACTAATGCTCTGGCTGGCAAACCGATACCCAGAGAGCCGGGCGTTAGGGGTGGTTCTGCCTTTACCAGACTGCAAAAGGTTTTCGGAACTCAACCGAAAGTCCTGAAGGCTATCGAAAAGATTGCCGATGAGCAAAAGCCTCTGGACAAATGGGTAGAAGGTATTTACCACGAGACGGGTAGAGAACCGATACCGATTGACCAGGAGACGGCGGATTACCTGCGGCACCTGAGCGAGATACCCTTTGGTCAAGCGATGCTGGGGGAAAGGTATCAACCGTTACCTCCGTTGCCTCTAGACACCAGAACCGCGGCGCAGAAACAGACAGACCTCGAAGCATTCAAGTTGGAACTCACGCCTGACCAGTATAAGAACTGGACTCCTGAAAGGCTTGAGCAACTATCGTTCCTCCGCATAAACCTGTTGACCTCCGATTATCAGGCTAAACTAATTGAGTCCAAGTGGATACCGCCTCAACCGTTGGCGAAGGATACGAGAACCGCGGCGCAGAAAGCCCTAGACCTTCAGGAATTTGCTACGGAATTGGCTCCTGCGCCCGTAGGAGTAAGCCAACCAATCTACGAAGCACCGATTGAAGAGGGTATTAAGGCGATCCCGTTGTGGCCAGCACCTGCTAAGGACGCTATAATCAGAGTCCTCAAAGAAATCGGGATGGTTCCCATTGATATTGGCAACTTCCTCAGGGCGATGAAGTCATCTATTGACCAGTCATACTGGAGACAGATAATGCCTCTCATTGCAGGGCATCCGAAAGAGTTTTTCCAGTCGAACATTGATGCTTGGGCAGGAACATTTAGCCAAAAGAATGCCGAGGCTCAGTGGGAACGCATCACCAGAAGTCCGTTATATGCGATTTATGATGCCTTGCAGAAAAAAGACGGCAGAGACTTCCTGCGCCCTCTCAAGATACCCAAGGGGACTGCGCAATGGAAGACCGTTGAGGAAATGGGGAATCTTATCCAGGAACGGCTCATTCCCAGGCTTACCAGTAAACTACCTAACGTCAAGTTGGCGAATCGCGGTTTTGTTTCTGGCATCAACTCAGCCACCTGGGGTATCTTTGAGAATTTCTACAAGTTGATGTTGCGAAAGTCGGAATTATATGCTTCTGGCGAACTGAAACTGAAGCCGGGTGAAGTCTTCGATATAGTGCAAGCGATGGATGCTGAAGCTACGAAGTTGGCTGACTGGACAGGCAGGGCATCACTGGGCCCGTTGGCTAAGGCTGGCCCTGCAATTGCCGCACTTGTCTATGCTCCAAGATATGTAGTAGGCAGAGCAATCGGGCCGAGGCACCTTTTTTCAGCCAATAAATTTGTTCGCCAAGAGGCATGGAAGGATGCGGCTCTTTTCGTTAGCGTAATCGGAGGATTCATTCTTTTGGGCGTAAAACTTGACTGGTGGGAAACAGAACTTGACCCAAGAAGCGCAGACTTTATGAAAATCCGCATAGGCAACCTGCATATTGACCCTTGGGGTGGCGCGCAACAGCTTGCCGTATTCTTTACTAAAGTGGCTTACGTTATGGCCGCCCCTGTTACCGGTGAACAGGCAATGGGTATCTCTACCACAACGGGCATGGAATATCCTTTGGACTTTATGAGCCTCACCGAAAACTTTATCAAAAGTAAGGAAGCGCCTCTCGCCGCCGCCTTCTTGGAATATATGACGGGCAAGACCTATGGCGGTGAGGACATAGATGTTAAAAACCTGAAGCAATGGGCTGACCGTGTAGCGCCAATGTCCATTCAGGATATATGGGAGTCTATTATAGAACAACCCGAGACAACAGTTATTGCAGGTATTCTCAGTTTTACAGGTTTCGGCGTCCAGACCTATACCGGCGACTGGAAAGAGAACTTCCCAAAGATGGGACTGCCGAAGTATTCCGACAATTTGCCCTACGGACAGACTGAGCCAAAGTACGATACAGCCGACTTCTGGACTGATACTGCCAAACAACTCAAGGACGTTGACCCCGCTACTCTGACTGAGGCAAAGGGATTTCCCGACTATATCAGGGCAATCGCTGAAGCTAGAGAAATTGCCGACCAACTGGATATTTTACCGAATGAGAAGTTGGTTGACCTTAACGCTGATGCCAGTAAAGGCGCGACCTTCGTTCAATACTACCAGATGTGGAAAGACAGGGAAGTGATTGTTGCTTCTGGTGATGAGGAAAAGCTAAAGACATTTGACCAGGATGAGCGCACACGGAACGCCAATCTAGGCAACTTCTCGCAAAGACAATTCGCCTTGCTTAATGAATACTGGTCAATCGCCGATAAAAAGAAGCAGGTTGAATTTCTGGAACAGCACAGGTCTGAAATCGGCGTCAATCTCAGGACTGAAGCCCTGCGTTCAAACCCGAAAGAAAACGCCCAACTCGCGGTCTGGGGTCAAGCGAAGATAATGAGCCTTGAAGCTTATAACCAGACTAAGGCGATACTTCAGGAACTGGACATTCCCGATAGCGCAATTCCCACGTTCGCTCTCCCGCCTGAGAAGTCAGTCAAGAACTATTTTGAATACCTGAAGACAGGCGAAGAGAAGGGCTACAACAGTTGGGAAGTCCAGCTCTTAATGACGCAGGATAACGACCTGCGGGATTGGCTGGAGCGGGACACGGTAGATACCCCGCCAGAAGCCCTGCGATTGAAAATAAAGCACCGTCCCCTGTTTGACCTTAGTGATTCATACTCCAACAAGGAATCGGCGAACTATCTTGATGACACGGTAAAGGATAAAGACGGTCTGACTGCAAGAGATAGAGCGCAAGCAAAATTGAAAACTGACAATCCTATCTGGGTAGATGACGGCAGACGTATCGAGGCGATTGAACATAACGGCATTGAACATTCCGAGGCGTGGGTAGCAAGGGGCAAAATTACGGATGAGTTTGGCGGCGGGAGTTCTGAGGCTAAAGTCTGGCTTCTTGACAATCCCCTAGACCATCAATGGGCGCTGGAGCAGGAACTTCTGACCGATGACGGCGCCGACTGGAATGAGGCAGTCCTGAGAATCAACGCCGCTTGGCGCAAGCAGGACAAAGAGTATGATGCCATAGACCCCGATGCCATCAATCCCGAAACGAACATCAGCCTGAGGGACGAATATCTTGCTAAGGATAAGGACTACCGCGTAGCCAGAAGGCAGAGGGATTTTTACTCGCTCGTTCCTGATACGACTGACGAACTCAGGGACAAGTACGTAGGCTTCACCGAACTCCCCGACAAGGGCTATTTCAAAGAGCATTTCCTTCTGGATAATCCTGACCTTGAGGCAACCCTGACCAATCCTGAAATTATGAAGGACAAGGTGCGGGACAAGGTTATCGCTGGCGAAGTTCCGGATAAGATGTACGACCAGATTTATCTTGAGTTCCAGGAAGATTTCGACAAGTGGGACTCATACGGCAACGGAGGCTCGCCAAACTATATCGCCAATGAGGAAGAGCGTAAGCGGGCTAGGGATAGACTGGTCCTCAACGACAGGGATTTTCAGGTAGCGATGTGGAAGCGGGATGGTTACAAACTGTTCATCGGCAATGAGGGACAGGTTGATAACTACGTGGGCTGGCAAGTAATTCAGGACAAGGGTAAACCTGAGACCGCGGATTACTGGTTCGAGGATAACTGGTTCCTCCTCGACCATCCTGACTTCTACAAAACAATGACCGGCCTCTATGTTGCGACTGATGGCAAGCAGGGCTGGAAGCCCGGCTCAAGGGACAAGGAACTCTCCAGGACGCCGACCAGGGAAATCTATGAGATGTATCTGGTCTATGATGCCATTATCGGATCCGAGAATGTGTCGCAGTCAGTAGCTCGCAAAGAATACCGGCGCAGTCATTCGATTCTCGATGCCTGGCTCTTCTTGATTGGCGCCGTCTCAAAGACAATCGAGCAACAGGATGCTGAAGCGAAACTGACAAGGGCGGAGCTGATTGGTCGCAAGTTATCTGAAAAGCGCCGTGTTATAGACGAATTAAGAGATGAACTCGACAGGAAACTGCGAGCATTGGGAATAAAATAAGGAGGACAATTTAATGACCAGGAAGCGCAAGGACGAAATCGGCGGCGGCGCACCGGCGGAGGAAACTCTCCCGGCAGCCGAACCCGAGACTACTCCAGAGCCGGAAACAGAGGAAACCACCACTGCGGTAGAGGAAAGTTTAACCCTCACCAAAAAGGAACACGAAGACCTGCTCAAACAGGCGAAAGCCGCGGCTGAACTCGGTAGAACCTTGAAGGTCACTCTCGGAGCGCACACGGCGCTAAAGCAACAGTTCGATGCCCAGGCGCAAAGACAAACGCAGTTCGAGAATACAATCAAAGAACTGCGCCAGAAAGAACGGGAGCGAGAACTGAGGTCTGTCGAGGGAAAGCCTGACCTGGTTGATGCGGTGCGACTAAAGCACGAAGCGCAAGACAAAATCGCCGAAGCCGAAAAAGTCCGCTCGGAAACAGAAAGAGAACGAAGTCAGTACCAGGCCGACCTTGACGAAGCCGCCAAACTCAGGGCAGAAAGAAAAGCCGAGGAGTTGGCTAAGGAAAGCGGCCTCAGCGCTGACACACTTCTCCAGATAGGCTCCGACACGGATGAGAAAAACGGCAGGACTATCTACAACCTGAAACGGATGGAGTCGGTCGCCAAGTCTGTTCCGAAGGGTGAGGATGACGAAGAGGAAGGTGACGAAGAGGCGGCGGAAGAAACCGCTCATGCTGTTAGAGGACAGCGTTCCCGAGCGCCGGGCTCGACCAGTCGTTCTGCCACACGAGGGCTACAAACAATGGAGGATTTTGACACGGCATACGGCAAAGGTGAAATAAGCACCGAAGAGTATGACAAAGCCAGAGTCCGCTTTGGAGTAGCCTATGGTTAAAAATTTAAGGAGGATTCTAACATGCCAACTACTGCTGCCGACCTTGCTGCCGGCTCTGTGGCGATGGTTGGTGAAGCACGATTTACAATAGAGCATCAAGCCGTGTTCACCAATACTGTCGTTCCCATGAAGATGGGGCAAGGCGAAAAATCCCTATTCATCCCGAAATTCGGAACCGTCACTACTGAAGACCTGACCGATGGTATCGATATGGCGAACTCGCAGACTCTGACCATCACCGGCACGACCCATAGCACCGATGAGGCGGGTTGCAAAGTCGTCGTCACCAAGAGACTTCGTAATCACCTCAAAGCCAACGCCTTCCGGGCCGCTGGTAAAGTCATCGGTAACTCTATGCAGAAAAGTATTGATACGAGTGGTCTGGCTCTCTACTCCGGTCTGAATAGCGGCCTGAGCAACGCCAACACCTCATTCGCCCTCGGCTACTTTGCTGCCGGCGCTACCCAGTGCATCGGTCAGTCTGAGCCCTGCCCTAAACCGCTGGTTTGTGTAGCTCACCCGTATTTACTGCACCCGCTGGTTGACGCCATTTCTGTGCCCGGCACTTCGCACATGCCCGCAGGGTTCCAGGAGTCGGTCCTGAGAGAACACTTTGTAGCGATTGACAAGCTCTACGGCATCCCCATATTCCGCGATGCCAATGCCAGTATTGACTCCATTGACGATTCGTATGGCGCCATCTACTCGAAGTCGGCCTTCATCTACGTCACCGGCTACGAAATCGAGAACTGGATGGTCTACGATGATTCCCTGCGAGGCTGGGAAATCGGTATTGTCCACGACTACGCAATGGTTGAAGAGGATGGCACTTATGGTCGCTATCTGCTCTTCGATGCTACTGCGCCCACCAGTTAGTAGTGGGTAGAATCCAAAAATAAAGACGGAGGTTAGACCTTAATGGTTACCCAAGAAATCGTCGCACAAACTTCGGGTTCAGGATTGCCCATTGATTTGAACAATCCGACAGTAAACCGAAGAAGGGAAAGACGCATCTACTACCGTGAACACTTCGACAAAGACCACAATTCGTTAGGCTGGCATCCCACTCTCCCGCTTCCCTCTGATATGTGGCACATGCAATACTACGCCCAGAAAGGCTTCAGGCTCTCACCGCCTACCATAACGGCAAGGGCTGAAGCTCCCGCAGGGGAAGCGCCAAAGGTCGCTCAGTTAGCACCAAGCCAGCCAAACGGAATTGCCTGTCCGGTCGAAGGTTGCACCAAGATAGTCAAGTCGTATATCGGCTTGGCCAGGCACATGTCGAAAGCCCATGCTTTGAAGTAGGGGGCTTTCTGGGTGGATGATGAGGGGCAAAATAAATAGGAGGTAAAATCAAATGAGTTTCCCATTCATAGCTGCACTGTCTTATAGCGCAGCCGGCGCAGAGTATTCAAGTTCAAAAACATTCCATGTCGGCGCAAAAGGGATGGTTGAAAACGGAGCGATGTATCGCCTGTGCAAAGCCGGTGCCGCGCTTACCAACCCGCTTGCAGCCAAAATAAACGCCTACCGTTACCTCGAAGCGCTGACCGGTGATGTGGCTGAAACTACTGCTACGGCAATAGCAGTAGGCGATACCACAGTTACCATCACTGATGCCACCAACGCAAGGGCGGCTGACTACTGGAAGGATGGATACCTGGCTATCCCTAGTTCCGGCACGTATGATGTGTTTCATCACATCTGGAAGAGCGATGCCGAGGTCAGCGACACCTACAAGCTCTACCTGAAAGAGCCTTTCATCTACGCCTACGCAGCCGGTGGCACTCTGGCAGCGTATCCGAGTCCGTGGAGAAACATCAAGAACGCCAGCGCTTACTCCGGTGGCTACGAACACTTTGCCTGCTGCGTTGAAAGACCAATCAGTTCAGGTTATCATTTCTGGGGCAAGGTGCAGGGCCCGCACTGGGCGTGGATAACTGGAACCTGGCCCGGCGCCGCTGCCAATGACCGCGATGTGGTGTTCCACACTGACGGTACAATCAAGATGGCAGATGAAGGCATCAACACGAGTGCCATTTCTCTCCAGCGGGCCGGCTATGCGATGTACTCCGGCAACTACGGCGATGCCATGATAATGCTCCAGATTGAATAGCATTATCCAACAAAAAGGTTAAGGAGGTAAGATATGCCAACTGTAAAAAAGACGTGTCCTATCTGCGCAGAAAAGGTTGCTCAGAAGGAAGACGAAGTTACTGTCTGCAATAAGTGCGGGCATCCCTTCCGACCTAGCGACAAATAGGGCACCGGCGGGGGAGGGAGTTTTCTCCCTCCCCCAGAGGAATTATGAGAAAAGCAAAGTTTTATTTCGGTCTGCAACTGAGTTTATTTGAGGATAGGCAGGGATTTAAGTTCGCCTTCAAATTCAAGTTGATGAAGTTAGGGATAGAAAAAATCCTTTTTATCAGAAGGAATCCCGATTGGGGAAAGGGAAACTCAGACCTTACACCCAAGTTCCTAGACCCTACCATTTTAACGGAAGTTCCAACTGGCAAAGTGATTGAGCCAGAGGATATGTAAATGCCAATTTATGAGTACAAATGTTCAGCGCACGGAATATTCGAGACCATACGGAGCATCAATTCAGAGCAGGTATGCCTCTGCCCTCAATGCGGAAGAGAATCGAACCGGGTGCCGTCTCCTATCGGATTTGTTCGAGTCCACCATACTGAGAAGCTGGCTCATAACGACTCCTTGAGGGTTTACGACAGGCAAAGAATGTTGAAAGACACGGCGGTAAAGAAGGCTTTAGGCGAGTACAAGGAAGAAGCTCACGAGAAAGCCAAAGCGATAAACAGAGGGGGTGCCGAAAATGCCTGAAAATGTGTTTGAAAATGGATGGGTAAATACCAATACAGACAGGACTAAATGGTTGCGTCTTGACCCTGACGTGGGGGGTATATACAGGTACAATTCCGAAACGGGGAATTATGATATTCCTCTGCCGATTGTGATGTCTGCCATAACAGGGCTCGTTGAGGCATTGGTTGATAAATCTGATTCCGACCATTCTCACCCTGCTCACGGCGACATTGACTTTACCGGTACTGTATCGGCTGGTGGCGATGCCGGACTAACTGGAGAGCGGACAGTCGGCGGATACAAACTCACCTTTAAGAAAGGACTGCTGGTAGGTTTCCAGGCGGTGTAACTATGTCTGATTCTGACAAAGCCTTTATCGAGAAAGTCAAGACCATCGGCGTCATCGTCAAGACCAAAGAGCAACTGCCTTACGGCACAGGAAGCCGCGGCAGGTACATACCAGCCGAAGAGACGGGCGGTCTTGCCGTCTTTGTTCCCAGCTTCGGCGCTATGGAAAAGGAAGAGGTCGATTACGTTACCGAAGTCGCCGTAAATAACGAGAAGGAACGGGTCGCCAAAGGCCGTCCCCATAATGAGCAAAACGCCCTGACTAAAGAGGCCCTCGGCAACATCGTCAAAATAGGCAAATCACAGCCTGAAGGCAAACGCCACAAGACTATGGAGCAGGTCAAAAGGGAGGGACTGAGGTGATGGCAAGTAGAAACGAGCTGGCAAAAATGGCTCTTAAAATGAAGAGGGGCGAAATGTCTCATTCTGCCAACGCACAGGCCCACAAGATGATGCGGGAAACAGCAACCTCTGACCTTCGGCAGATGGCGAGCAAGCCTTCAGGCGGAAGAGACTACAAAAAGGAATACAACGAATACCACGGCAAGCCCGAACAGATTAAGAACAGGGCGGAGCGCAATACGGCCCGGCGCGAGATGGGCTTGAGGAACGGCGATGGCAGGGAAGTAGACCATAAGAGACCGTTATCCAAGGGTGGCTCCAATAGCAAATCCAATCTCAGAGTAACATCACGCACTTCCAACCGAAGGAAATATAACAAATAGGGGATTATACCAAAAAGGAGGGAAAATCAAGTGCCTAGTGTCAGTGAGAGTCAACGCAAACTAGCGGGAATGGCGCTCGCGATGAAACGTGGTGAAATGCCCCATTCCAAAAGCGATGCCGCTTACCAGATGATGCGCAGTATGTCCACGGAAGAGTTGCGCAAGATGGCAAGCAAGCCGATGATGAAAAAGAAGATGATGAAATAGAGCCGATAACCCGGTGGAGGCGGAGGCGGAACTAAAATAAGTTGCAGGAGGAAATTCAATGTCAACCAATGTCGTGGATGTCTCTACCTTAACAGTCGCGGGTACTTCAATAGGACTCAGTTCGGCCAGCCCGACAAAGACCACTGTCTGGGCGCTGGGTGCAAGGCAGGCCATAATCGTTGTCGAAGGTGCGCCTGTCTACGTGCGCTCTGATGGCGATGCGGCCACCAGCGCCGACATACTGCTCAACGCGGGCGATGTTCTGCCTATCCTGGGTAACTTTATGCAGCAGACCCTGGACAACCTACGGTTCATCCGCAAGACTTCGACCAGCGCCACCCTCAAAATCATCTGGTATAGCAGCGAAGCCCTGGTGACCGAGCGGATAATCCGGGGTGCCATAGGACTTGTTACCTCCAGCGGTGAAGAGATGACGAAAGCGGAAGATGCCGCGCATACCTCTGGAGATAACGGCATTATGGCGCTTACCGTCAGAAATGATGTGGCAACTTCGCTAGCAGGCACCGATGGCGATTACGCTCCTTTGCAGGTTGACCAGCACGGCGGTCTTAGAATCGGTAGACCTGTCTTTGGTGAACCTACCTTGGCTGCTGCCAATAACGGCTCGGCTAACTGGGCGCAGGGTATTGTATCTCCCCTTGACCAGAAATCACCTACCGGATGGTTGGCTTGTCTCTATGGCGGGCTTCAGACTGGGGACGATTGGGCAAGACTCAACATTCCTGTAGACGAACTTTTACTAACTAAGTTCACTGATGTTACTGGAATTACTCAGTGGACTTACTGGATGACCAATGCTGAGACGATGGGCGTCAACATTGTCTTTTGGGTTCACGACCCAACCGATAGCAGCAAGCGCGCTGAAATAACCCAACTGGCTAACGTAACTGGGTTGGCTAAGGCTGCGGGTTGGAATAAGCACATCCTTAGCTCAGCTACGCAACAATTCTTCTGGTACGGTGAAAATGTCACCGGTTCAGGATTGACTGCCGGGACGCAATACACATTGGCGCAGTTCATAGCTGATGTGGTATTTTCGACCTACACCATCTACCGCATAACTATTGAGTTCGGGTGGGAAGCATCGGGAACCTTTGAAGATGCCTTTGTTGGCGACCTGATGCTCAATGGTATAGTCATACCCTTGAAGCCTGACTCTAGTGGCTCAGGAAGGATTGCCCAGAGGCTCAGCGATAATGCTGCCGCGGTAGCGTTTACTATTGCCCCCAAGACTCCGTACAAGTTACTCTCGATGGATGTCCACGCTTCCGCTGTCCTGGACACAGGTGAGGCATTGACCATAACCAAAGATGCCGGTGCGGGCGCCAACTTTGATACAGTAATTTTCAGCCAAGACTTATTCATAGGTTCAGTAACCTCGCTTCATGCTGTCTTTGGAGACGGGTACGAGTTCCCTGCCGAAGATGAACTTGATGTAGCGCAAGCCAATGGTAGCAGCGACAGTATCGGTATCACGGTAAAATACCAGACCGTGTTTTCGTAGGAGAGTTAAATGACTACAGAAATACGACCCTTAACAGGCAAAACTCTCTATAGCGCCAACGGTGAGGTGCTAGGCTCTGCTAATGGCGTGAGGGGTTCACCGCGATACAGGGCGAACTGGAACGGCAACCTCTTTGCGCCACCTGACTCTGGTTGCGTTCTTTACTATCCGGGCTCTCCTGGTGTAGGAACTACCATCGCCGACTTCTCCTACAACTTCTCCGATTCGGCTATCGACACCGATGAAGCGTTGGACGCGGGCGAGTTGGCGATAACCTGCGATGCCGATGCGACTGCGGCTATCCCCGTAGGTTCGATTATCAGAATCGGGACTGAACTCAGAAAAGTAACTGCAACAGGCACGACCTTAACTACCGTTCTTTACGGCCCCAGTGAAGCCCACGACACCAATCAGGACATCTTTGCCTGGCTTCCCAACCACGGCACAATCACAGGCGCAACGTGGGGAAGACTGCCGAGCGGGTTTCGGGTGCTGAACTTTGATGGGGATGACTATGTAACACTTGCCAATGCTGCCTCTCTCGATATTCTTGGTGATATGACCTTTTTGGCTTGGGTCTATATTAGTAGTACCTCAGTCTCACACTACATATTCACAAGGGGTCAAGCCTCCACAGACGGATGGGATTGCTACATGAACTGTAGTGCTTCTGGTGCGGCTTTTGTCTACCGCACAAGCCAGGCGGCGGCAAACCAGCAAAGTTATACAACTGATGACTATTTAGCCTTAAACAGTTACCACCTGATAGGCATATCAAGAAGTGGCGCAACAGCAGTTTTGTATGCCAATGGAGCAGATACTAACAACACGCATGGCACGCATGTTAATCCTTTAACCTCTGCCAGAACCGCCAAAATAGGAAGGTACGACACTGCCGCTGGCTACCTAGAAGGGAGAATTGGGCTTATGATGCTGCTTAGTGGTGTTTCTCAGCCCGCAAGTTGGCATTTGGATTTATACGCACAGACACGTCATCTTTTTGGAGTGTGAGATATGGCAGGAATACGTTTTATGTGCACGGGGCGGGTCAACAAGCCTCTACCTTCTGCTCTTGTTGATGCCCTACCATCAATCAAGTCTAACCTCACTGACCTGCAGTCCTATGCCCAAAAGCTAAACATCGGGGCAAACAACGAGGAAGACACCAACAGAGTGGAGTGGGGCAATGAGACTGATTATATCTGGTTTGCGGTAGACCTGTGGACACCTCTGCCTTTGCCAGACGCTTTACAGACTAAGCTACCCGCTATCAGGGATAAAATCAGGCAACTAAAAACCTACGCTCTCAATACGGGAGAGGCAGCATTTCACGGGAAGTATCACGTTTGTCATCACGACACCGATAATACCACCCCCTGCGAACCAGAAGTCGATATTTAAGAGGTGAACTATGGGTTATCCTGCGGGTCTAATTTACACTGATATGCGGACGCTCATCCAAACCAAACTTCAAGATACTGGGGCTGCCGTCTTCTCAACCACCGAACTTGACTACGCCATTGAAGAAGGACTCCGTGAATTCTCTAATCTCCAGCCTTACATCTATAAGGCGGAGTTCAATCTTGAAAGCAGAACGGGAACGGCCAACTCAGATGTTGCCTCTGCCCTTGTCGATACCAGTCTCAGCCAGTTTCTCGCGGGCGATGTGGGCAAGTGGGTCTACAATTCTGAAGACAGGACTTGGGCGGTGGTTACGGCTTATGTCTCCGCGACTCAACTGACGCTCTCTAAGGACATCTTCCCTGACGGCAACGAAGCCTACCGGATGTTCAACAAGGGATGCACGGATAGCAAAGAGTTCTCCATAGACGCTCCCCAGCAGCCTGACGGCGCTAACGGCAGGCGGACATTCGACTGGATGTCTATTGAAAAGATTGAATGGCCCATCCTTCAGGACCCGCCGAGTTTCTTAAAGCCCGGCGAATGGGAAGTGCAAGAGAACAACATCATCCGCCTGAAGGTAGAAGACGAGCCTGATAACACCAAGAACGCTACGGCCGCCGATGAAGTCTGGGTTTACTTCGCCTTGCGTCACAAACTCTCTCAGTTGACTACCCTGCTTGGCAAGATAGACCTGGTAGCTGGCTATGCCGCGGGGCTAACCAGTATCCACGTTGACGACCTGCAAACCAGCGGCACGCTCTACAAGGGGCAGGAGTTCACCATAGACAACGTGCGGGGTATCTACATCGCAGACTACCAGAGAACAATCTCCAGTTCTGAGACCGACATCACATTCTGGCCACCCTTGAGAGACGCTACGATTGACGACACGACTGTCAGGTTCTCATTGTCTACCCTCGCCTACCGCCAAGAGGGAATCTTCGCCGACCTGGTGGCTGGAAAGGCAGCTATGTCCAAAGCCAGGAGCTTCATCAACAAGGTAAACTACGGCCCGAATCCTTACAAGGAAATGTACCAGTGGGGTAAGCTGAAATACGATGATGCCATTGCGGAGTTCAAAAAGCTAGTCGGCGGTGATGTGGCGCCTTCCATTTGCTTACCATAGGAGAAAGCTAATCAGAACCTTATCGGCAACTTTTCTCGCGGCTCAGAAGGGCGTCGGCGTCACCGGCGCTGCCTATGAAGCCTTAATCAAGATTGTCCTCTCGCTGACTGACGAAACTAATGTAGCCTACGATAAGACCCGCATAATTAAGGCTCACGGCATCGAGGAAGATGATAACGGCTTGGTCGAAGTGGTACTGAAAAATAGCGACCTCGCGATAACCGCAGCCGCCAATAATTTCCAGCAGTGGCAGTGCGTAGTTTCCAAAGGCTACTATACCGGCGTTGCCAGAACAGCGTGGGCTGCGGCGACGGTCTATGCCGTTGACGACATCAGGGTGCCGACCACGGCCAACGGCTATCAGTATCGTTGTTCGTCAGCAGGGACTTCACACGCCACAACCGAGCCGACTTGGGGAACGGTTCTCGGAGTCACCCAGACGGACGGCTCGACTACCTGGGAGATGGACGGGAACTCCGGGGATGAATATAGCAGGGCTGCGCGTCTCTATGTCCAGCACCAGGAGTTCATTTCTTCCGAGATGCTCTGCCGTCTCTATATGACAGGAATCCCGAATGACCTGGAGCAAGACCTGGCGGAGGTGGAATATAATCAAGCCAGCACGGATACGAACACACCGAAAGACCTGATAAGCGCCATTCTTGCAGCCACCCACGCCTCGTACACGAACTACACCGCTTACACGGTAACGTATGACAGCGAAGACTCCCTAATTGATACATTCGTTCCCGCCGACCTATTTGCGGTCCTGATTAACGACAACCGCCTTGATAAGACAAAGGAACTCCTGAATTATACGGGTTGCAAAATGCGACCGGAAGATGATGGGGCTATCCACATCCTCGACCCTGTTACCACAGGAACGACCTATGATTATGAATACCGCCTTGCCGTAGCCACTTACCATACCTTCTTGAGCAAGGCTCTCAGGTTTAGCTTTGTCAATCCGAACAAAGTCATTGTCAAGTCGCCAGTAGACCAGGAGGGAACGCACTACAGCGGGAGCGCCACCAGCGCCGCCAGCTATGCCAAGAATCCAAAGACGGTCACCATCTATCGAAGAGTCGCTTCCAATGCTGAAGCGGCCGCTATTGCTGCCGCTAAGATTGAAAGCTATGCGCTGGTTACTGAAGCAGGGTCGGTGGTGGTGCCGATGAACTGCGGACAGGAAATCTGGGATTACGTCAAACTCACGGACGGGCGGGAAGAGGATGATTTCACCGGCAACGTCCAGCGAATAGTGTGGGATTACAAAACGCCGGAAGGATACGAGAACGGCGTCTTCAGTATGGCCATCAGCTTCGGACGGATAAATACCCGCAGTATCGGCAACTACGAAAGCCTGACTGGCGGCGAGGGGCTCCCTGAATGGCTGATAACCTTCGTCAATGAAACTAATGATGTTCTCATAGAATTACTTGAAGCTAAAATCGCCATTTCTGATTACCTCAAGAACGCTTACCACGCCATAACCTTTGTCATTGACGGTGGTGGCTCGGAAATAACAGATGGCGAAAAGGGGCATATCTATCTACCCTTCTCGGGAACGATTATTTACGCTGTCCTGCTAGCTGACCAATCGGGAAGCATCGTCATAGACATCTGGAACGATACTCTGGCAAACTTCCCGCCGACTAATGCTGACTCCATTACGGCAAGCGCACCGCCGACTCTCAGCACTGACAACGCGATGATAGATGCCACACTGACGGGCTGGACTAAAGCCTTTGACGGCGGGGATATCCTGGCTCTCAATGTGGACTCCTGCACGACCATAACGCGGGTAACGCTGGTGCTGGGAGTGAGGAAAGACTAGATGGCACAGTTGATTGTAGACGCTACTACTTTTGCATTATTGGGTGTTGATGGCACAAACTACACTACAGTCCATAATACCGCAAACGCTGAGTGGGTGGATGCTTCTCAGATAAGTGCTTCACAAAACAAAGCGTTTTCTGTTTACGGCGTAGAAAGAAGCGGGGTTGTTTTTGACACAAGCACGATACCCGCTGATGCGACAATAACTTCGGCTACTCTGTCCGTGCAATACGCAGCCTCATCTGGTGATATGAGTTTTAATGTTACCATTGTTTCGGGCGTAGACCTCGGCGATACGATTGTTGCCGCCGACTACGGAGATTTAGTCAATGATACTACTTCCTTTGGCGAAGCCCTTGCCTCGGATTTAGATTCGGCAGGTTATCACAATATTGATTTGAATGCCACTGGAATAGCAGCTATTGTTAAGGCAGGAACAACGAGATTCGGAATAAGGAGTTCACGAGACATTAGCTCAACTGCTCCAACTGGTGGAGAGGCTATCTATTTTGGTGCCGCAAGGTTAATCGTAAACTATACTACTCCACCAACAGGTTATGTCCAAGCCTTCATCATCGGATAGAGGTTAATATATGCCGAAATTTGTATTCAAAAAGAAGACAAGCCAGGGCGAACCTATCGACAATAGCAAGTTGATACAGTCTCTTGATACCATTATGACCAAGGCCGTTTATGACTCTGATGATGATGGAGTTATAGCTGCTGCCCAATTAGACCCAGCCCTAGCCACTGATGCTGAGGTAACTACAGCAGTTTCCGACCACGCTGGTGCTGCCGACCCACATACTGGCTACAGACTGGAGAGTGCCGACCATAGCCATCAATCCACAGGTGCTCAGGCTGGTAAGATAGACCATGGCGCTGCCCTGGATGGCCTTACTGATGATGACCATACCCAGTATCTTAAAGAGCAAATGGCTGAGGATGACCTGATACTCCTTGACGCTGTCCTCTCCGCTGATGAACACTGGTGTGGCATAGCAGATGTAGGTACGATGGGTTATGCCGCAACTGTAGGTGACTTGATGTATCTTGCGGTTGCTGCTATATCGAAGGTAAACGGAGTTGCTGTTTAAAATATCAGGGGCAATAGCTCAGCAGGAGAGAAACAATGTTACAGATTGATTCAGGGATAGTCGCAACAATCATAACGGTCTTGTTCACGCTTATGGGACTCGCGGCTGGATTAGGAGCATTGAGCCAGAAGGTGAAAGCTCACGACAAAGACATCAGCACTATAAATACAATCAATGAGACAAGTCGTTTCGAGAATCGCCAGGAACATCAACAGATATTTAATAAGCTGGAAGACATCAACAAATTTGTCAGGACTGGGAAAGATTAAAGCGAGGGAAATAAGATGGGCTGGAAAAGTTTTAATGACAGGCTAGGTCTTTTAATCCTTATACTCATTCCGGTGCTGTGGTTGTGCCAGGGAAAGGGATGGGTTAGTTTAGCCCCTGAAGTTACCGGCGCCCTCATTGCAACGTGGACGTTGGTTATCCAGTTCTATTTCCGCAAGGCTCCGCCGACTTAGGGGATAGATTACCATTCACCCACCCAAAATAAACGTCAGATTTTGATTGTACGGTCTGGCGAGCGTAGAAAAAAGCTAAAATCAGTGTGGCTGGGGCTAAATGCTTCAGCCCCTTTCTTTTTACTCAAAAATCCCCGCCTGTTTTGGCGGATGGTTGTTTGTTTCAATTTCCACTATCGACTTGTAAAGCGGGTATATCTGTTGGGGGACTACGGCGTTTCCGAGTCCTTTAAGTCTGTCCACCCTGTGGGGAATCCCATAAGCCACTCGACCCACGTTGGGTTCAACTGCCCACCAGTCGCTATTCGTCTTGCCAAATTGTCTTGATTCTGAGAGGGATAATCTTTGCCCACTGTATTCTCGTTGTCGTGAGGGCGAGGTGATGTTGGAGTCGGGATTAGTTTCACCATTTCGTTCAATGGGCGAGCATTGTCCCAACAATTCTTGTTCTCTCCGCTCTTCCAATCCCTTGCCGATGGAGTGGGGAACCTCCTCACAGCATCCTTCAATGTCCCGTTGATTTGGTTGTGCGCTACTGGACTGTCCGATGCACTCTGCGGCGTGGGCCACAATGAACACTCTGTCTCTTCGGTGCCACGCTCCCACATCGACAGCCCCGAAAGTACACCATCCAACAAGGTACCCCAGCGCGGCCAGGTCAGCGAGAACGGTTCCAAAGAACCGTCCAGCATCGCTTGAAAAGAGCCCTGATACGTTTTCAGCCACGACCCATCGGGGCTTAATTTCGCCAATGATACGCCTGAACTCCGGCCAGAGATTACGCTCATCAGCAGGGCCTTTACGCTTTCCTGCAACCGAATGAGGCTGGCAGGGGAAACCCCCGGAGATGATGTCAATTGTGATTCCTGATTCACCACCTGTTCCAGTGTCGGGCGAAACTCCGGGGAACTGTAACCCCCTACCTTGCTGGCTTTTGGAGTCGGGTAAAGTTTTACTGCGGTCGATAACCCGTCCCCCGATGTTTTCGACACCCCTTTGCGGTTGTTGTTCCCGTTGACTGTCGCAGTAGGCCATAACCTTTTCTTTCGTGACATCTTTCACATCCTCGATAATCGGTATTTTCTGCCAGTGCTTCCTTAGTACCTGCTGACAGTACTTGTCCTTCTCGACAAAGCAGACCGTCTTGATACCCGCCCACTCCGATGCGAGGTCGTCTCCTCCGGTCAAATGCCTGAGAACAAACTAATTTTTGTTAGCTGTCTATCAGGCATTTTGCACCTCCTCCCGGCGTTTCTTATCATACTGCCGATGGCATGACCGACACAGCCGTTTATAATCATTGGGATCATCATATCGTCCCGTCATATTTGCCCATTCATATGTTTTGAGAGGGTTCATATCATGGCACACTTCACAGTATTGGGGTTTCCCTTTTATGCGGTTAACTCTGAGATGGCACCCTTTATACGTGGCTTGTGAACCCTTCCATGCCGTGTTATTCTCACCGGATTGATTACGCTTGATGGCAGGGCGCGGTGTTATCCCGTATCGTCGCATAGAAGTCTGAACACGCTTAAGGGTCACGCCGAACAACCCTGCTATTTCCATTTGGCTCATATTCTCCGAAACATAGAGTTTTATTAGTTCATTTTGAGAGCAAAATGGTTTCCAATAGCCATGTACTTGTGTTAAAAACTCTGGTCTTGATGCCCTTGCCTTCGCCGACAAAGACATCCTTTGTTTGGTTTCTTTGCTAAATTCCTTCATATCACAAGTATACCATATCCTACTCTTGTAAACAAGAGGTTAACGAAAACAGCGAGAGTTTTCTCATTTCTCCGCATACCTCAAGTAGCTCATTTAACTCTCCTATGGTTGCAAAAGTCCTGGTAACTGCATCGTTTCCTGCGATACCCTTTGACGAAGTTCAGCGCCGCCTT